CCCACGGCGGCCACCCGGTGCTGCGCTGGATGATGGACAATGTGTGTATTCGCTCAGATGATGCAGGAAACATCAAAGCCACCAAGGAAAAATCCACAGAAAAAATAGACGGGGTTGTTGCTACGATTATGGCGCTTGACCGTGCGATTCGCTGTGGAAATGACAATGGCGAGAGTGTATATGACAAACGCGGTCTACTTATTTTTTAGCAAAGGAGAGTGATGTCTATGGGAATCTTTCATGGAATATTCAAGGCGCGTGACAAACCTAAAAATACGCTTGGCGGCAGTCGGTACAACTTCTTTTTTGGGAGCACAAGCTCGGGAAAGCCGGTTAACGAGCATACTGCCATGCAGATGACGGCGGTCTATTCCTGTGTGAGGATATTGTCCGAAACGCTAGCGGGTCTGCCGCTACATGTATATAAGTACAACGACAGCGGCGGCAAAGAGAAATATCTGAAACACCCTTTATATAAACTGCTCCATGACGAGCCGAACCCTGAGATGACTTCATTTGCGTTCCGGGAAACGCTGATGAGTCATCTTTTGTTATGGGGCAATGCTTACGCACAGATTATCCGAAACGCCCGTGGTGAGGTCATCGCCCTATATCCTCTTATGCCGAACAAAATGACAGTTGACCGCGACAGCAAAGGCCGCTTGTTTTACCTTTACACCCACACTAGTGAAGATACACCTACTCTCGGCGATAACAGCCAGGTCTATCTCACGCCGTCCGAAGTTCTGCATATTCCGGGGCTGGGCTTTGACGGACTTATTGGCTACTCACCGATAGCTATGGCTAAAAATGCAGTGGGACTCGCTATCGCGACCGAAGAATACGGCGCGAAGTTCTTTGCAAACGGAGCTGCGCCGGGCGGCGTGCTTGAACACCCAGGCACCATCAAAGACCCGCAAAAGGTCAAGGATAGCTGGAATGCCGCCTACCAAGGCTCGCAAAATGCGCACCGTGTGGCCGTTCTCGAAGAAGGCATGAAGTATCAGCCGATAGGCATCTCGCCCGAGCAGGCACAGTTTTTGGAAACCCGGAAGTTTCAGATAAACGAAATTGCCCGCATTTTCAGAGTGCCGCCCCATATGCTCGCCGACTTGGAGAAATCCTCCTTCAGCAACATCGAGCAGCAGTCGCTTGAGTTTGTAAAGTACACACTCGACCCGTGGGTAGTTCGCTGGGAGCAATCCATGTGCCGTGCCTTGCTTACGGAAAGCGAAAAGCCGACCGTATTCATCAAGTTTAATGTGGACGGCTTGCTTCGAGGCGACTATGTGTCCCGCATGAATGGATACGCAACCGCAAGGCAGAACGGATGGATGAGCGCAAACGATATCCGTGAGCTTGAAAACCTCGACCGCATTCCGGCGGAGCTTGGAGGCGATCTTTACCTCATCAACGGCGCGATGACCAAATTACAGGACGCTGGCGCGTTCGCAGTAAACAGCGAAGCAAATTCTACAAGATTGGAGGAAACCGAATGAAGAAATTCTGGAATTGGGTGTGGGATGAGGAATCAGGCACCCGAACGCTATACCTTGACGGCGTGATCGCAGAAGAGTCATGGTTTGATGATGATATCACCCCTAAGGCTTTCAAAGCTGATTTGGATGCCGGTGAGGGTGATATTGTTATTTGGCTCAATTCTCCCGGCGGCGACTGTGTCGCCGCGAGTCAGATTTATGCCATGCTCATGGATTACAAAGGCAAGGTCACGGTCAAGATCGACGGCATTGCTGCATCGGCAGCGAGTGTCGTGGCGATGGCGGGAACCAAAGTGCTGATGGCTCCTACCGCTCTCATGATGGTGCACAACCCGCTGACAATCGCTATCGGCGACAGCGAGGAGATGCAGAAAGCTATCGCCATGCTCTCAGAGGTAAAGGAAAGCATCATCAATGCCTATGAAATCAAGACCGGGCAGTCCCGTGCTAAGCTCTCCCACCTCATGGATGCCGAAACATGGCTAAATGCCAACAAAGCGATAGAACTCGGCTTTGCGGACGGTATTCTGGAGGATGAAAAAAAGCGGGTGCAAACAGAAAATATCACCTATGCTTTCAGCCGCCGGGCTGTAACAAATTCCTTGCTGGACAAAGTGAATCCCAAATTGCCGAGACAAAAAACAAGCACCCCGACCGCCGCCAAAGCCACTCCTGCGGAATGGCTTGAGAAACGGCTTTCTTTAATTTCTCACTAATTTAAAGGAGGAAATACAATGAGTAAAATTCTTGAATTGCGCGAGAAGCGCGCAAAAGCATGGGAAGCTGCTAAGGCCTTTCTTGATGCCAAGCGTGGCGCGGACGGTATGGTATCGGCCGAGGATACCGCTACCTACGACAAAATGGAAGCCGATGTTGTGGCACTCGGCAAGGAAATTGAACGGCTTGAAAAACAGGAAGCTATTGACCGCGAGCTTTCAAAGCCGCTGAACACGCCTCTCACAGCCAAACCCGCTGTACCCGGTGCAGACGCAAAAACAGGCAGAGCCTCGGATGAGTACAAGAAGGCATTTTGGAACGTGATGCGTTCTAAAAATCCGCATTACGACGTAGTCAACGCCCTGCAGATAGGGACCGACAGCGAAGGCGGTTACCTTGTGCCGGATGAATTTGAACGCACGCTCGTTCAAGCTTTGGAAGAAGAAAATATCTTCCGTAAGCTGGCGAAGATCATTCAGACATCCAGCGGCGACCGCAAAATACCGGTGGTGACCACACACGGTTCCGCCTCCTGGCTCGATGAAGAAGAACTCTATCCCGAAAGCGATGAGGTATTCGGCCAGACATCTATCGGAGCATACAAACTCGGTACCTTCATCAAGGTATCCGATGAGCTGCTAAACGACTCGGTCTTCGACCTGCAGAGCTATATCAGCACCGAATTTGCACGCCGTATCGGATCTAAAGAAGAGGAAGCCTTCTTTGTAGGCGACGGCTCCGGTAAACCCACGGGTATTTTCGCTGCGGTGGGAGGCGCACAGCTTGGAGTCACTGCAGCCAGTGCGACCGCGATTACAGTGGATGAGATTCTCGACCTCTTCTATTCCTTGAAATCCCCTTACCGTAAGAAGGCTGTATTCGTGATGAACGACTCCACGGTTAAGGCAATTCGCAAACTGAAGGACGGTCAGGGTCAATACCTGTGGCAGCCTTCGTTGACCGCAGGCACCCCCGACACCATCCTGAACCGCCCTGTCTACACCTCGTCATATGTACCGGCAATTGAAGCGGGCGCTAAAACCATTGCATTCGGTGATTTCGGATACTATTGGATTGCTGATAGACAGGGGCGCTCCTTCAAACGTTTAAACGAGCTGTTCGCTACTACAGGACAGGTAGGTTTTATGGCTACCCAGCGTGTGGACGGCAAATTAATTCTGCCGGAGGCTATAAAGGTTCTCCAGCAGAAAGCGTAACGGAGGTGCCGTATGAGCTATAACGCAAAGAACTACACCGAACAGGGCGGCGATAAAACCGTCATTGGTGGTACGCTGGAAATTAAGGAGGGGGCCTCGGTAACGGGGCTTACCTCCACCGCCGCACCCGCTTCTGAAACGGCTCTCGGCGGAATAAAAGCTGCCCCCGCCGGCGAGGGTGATACCGTCGAAGTTAAAATCGGTGAAGATGGCAAGCTGTATGCCCCAGCATATCCGACCGCTGCTACGGAATCGGCCGCCGGGCTGGTGAAAATGGCTGCAAATCAAGCAGACAGTATAGCTGAGGACACAGCAGCACTTGTCACGGATTTCAATGCGCTGCTCGCAAAGCTAAAAGCTGCGGATCTGATGACGGCAGACGAAGAATGATCGGGAGGAGGCGGACGGCATGACAACAGATAATCTTCTCCCAAAAGTAAAAACAAACTTGATTCTGACACATGATGCTGACGATGGACTTCTGCTGCATTACATCAAGGCCGCTGTCTCTTATGCGGAAAGCTACCAGCATGTTGCTGCGGGCTACTACACTGAAAATATTATGCCGCCCACCACTGAACAAGCGGTGATCATGCTGTCGAGCCATTTCTACGAGAGCAGAGACGGCTCAACAGCTGGCTTCTTTGCCGATAGCGTGCAGGCAGGCCAGCAGGTTTGGAACACGGTGAACCTGCTGCTCCGTCTCGACCGGAATTGGAAGGTGTAGATTATGAGCTTTGGAAAAATGAACACCTTTATAGACATTATTGAAAAAGTAACTGTAAAGGATTCAGAAGGATTCATCACAGAGATTGACAATATTGTTGCTTCTGTCAAAGCATATCGTGAAGGTCGGCATGGCACTGAAATATGGGCGAACAGAGCCGCATTTTCCGAAGCCACCGATCTTTTCCGATTACGCTGTATTCCCGGTGTTACCGTTACGACTGCAATGCTGATTGTATGTGAAGACGGCCGGTTTGAGATTACCTCGGTAGAAGATGTCAAAGGCCGAGGGATGTATATTGAAGTACTTGCAAAGGAGGTAAAGTCCAGTGGCTAAAGTAACCATAAAGATGCCGGAGGACTTTCTCCTGAAAGTTTCGCGGTTGAATGAAAAAACCGATGAAATAATCCCACGTGTACTTAAGGCCGGCGGAGAGGTCGTACTTGGCAAAATAAAATCCAATCTGGATTCAGCAGTCGGTCGTGACACTAAGTATCCGTCGCGTTCCACCGGCCAGCTTGCAGCGTCATTGGGACTTTCACCTGTCCTGCAGGACAAAGATGGCAACCACAACATTAAAATAGGCTTTTCCGAACCGCGTCGTAATGGAGACAGCAACGCTAAGATTGCCAACATCATCGAATACGGCAAATCGGAACAGCCAGCTAAGCCGTTTTTGAAACCGGCGAAATCGGCGTCGAGGAAGCCCTGCATCGAAGCAATGAAGTCAAGACTGGAACAGGAGCTGGGTCGTATATGAGCATATTGTCAGAATTAAACTCGTTATTGGATGGTTTGGGTATCCCCATTGAAACCGGGGTATTTAGCGGTGTACCGCCAGATGAGTACCTTGTCATTACTCCGATGACAGATACATTTGAAGTTTTTGCAGACAACCGGCCTCAGGTAGAAACCCAGGAGGTAAGGTTGTCTTTATTTATAAAGGGAAACTACACTGCCCGTAAAAACGAAATAGTGAACACATTGCTTCAAGCAGGCTTTACCATTACCGACAGGCGGTATATAGGCCATGAGGACGATACCGGCTATCACCACTATGCCATTGATGTGGCAAAAGAGTATGAAGTAAAGGAGGAATGAAAAACATGGCCACAATCGGACTGGACAGGTTATATTATGCCAAAATAACTGAGAATGAAAACGGAGAAGAGACATACGACACGCCTGTTCCGCTGGCTAAGGCTATTACGGCAGAACTTTCTGTGGAGCTGGCAGAGGCGACACTTTATGCCGATGACGGGGCGGCAGAAGTGGTCAAGGAATTTCAAAGCGGCACCCTGACTCTTGGTGTTGCAGATATCGGAGTAGCCGCTGCTGAGGTTTTGACGGGAGCCACCCT